AAAATCAACCGCAAAATGCGCAGTTAAGTTGAAAAAAAGCCCCTTTTTCAAGAGGCTTTCATAATAATCAATTCTTCACCAGTGGCCTTTTTCTTTCCAACCGAATAATTCAATTTTACCGGGACTATCCGAAAATCCTTGAAAACCTCTCTGATATCTATGTTACTGCTTAATCATTGCGACAATTTCGCTTTCTGTCGGCATAACGATTGAGGAAACAATCAATGCTACATCCTCAACGCTGGTAGCAGATTTAATGGCCGATATAGCGTTATTTGCAATGTCCCTGTACACCTTATTCAGCTTTGCAATTGACTGCTTGCCGGATGTTCCTTTTAAATAACTTGGATACCCGTCATCAGCCGGAGTGCCTGAATAAATATTGTCTCTCTTGTAATGAGGAAGCATTTTATAATTTGCATCCACGCATCTTTGAGAAACCTCCTGTATGGCGGCTGCTTTACACATAAACAGCTTATGGTCTGAATCTTCAACCAGGACAATTCGACTTAAATCAATACTCAGATAATCGCGCTGAGTATCGCTTAATGCGGTGGTATCCGCGCCCGCAAGATCTGCATGATATCCGTCATAATATCCCGGTAACGCTCTGACTAAATTGCCGCTTGAATCTGTTTCATAATACATCTTTACCTCCTGTATTTTCACTCAAGTAATCATTGAGCATTTTGCGATAAGAATAATTTCTCGAATACATAGAATGACCGAGAATTGAACTGATAGAATTAATAAATTCCTCCGGAGAAACCTCGCCAGACTTCAACCCCTCTGAAAGCTGAAGTAGTCTTTTTTTATTCCTGAGCATTGTGTCCTTTTTTACAGTGCAATGTGTTGGATAACAGCGGAACCCGCAAAACTCTACGCCTTTGCGAGTTTCTAAAATCTTACTTTTGCGGTCTGAAAGGGTTAATGCGAGATTGTCTCTTACGAAGTTAATAATCAAAGTCTTAATGTTGTTTAGGTCGTTATAATCATCACCGAAAACGACAAAATCGTCCATATACCTGATATACTTTTTAATTTTTAAATCATGCTTTAAATAACGATCCAGCTCATGCAGATAAAGATTTGCAGAGAGTTGTGATAATAAATTTCCGATAGGCAGGCCCGGATTATCAACCGATCTGACAACGGTTTCAATGAGCCAAAGTGTATCTTTGCAGAAAATCTTTTTACGATACAAGCCCATGAGTATATCATGATTTATTGAAAAAAAGTACGAGGAGATGTCGCATTTAAGGCAATATTTTGACGATTTGGAGTTATGAATAAATCTATCAACAGCAAGCTTCACGCCATGCCCTTTTCGACAGGCATGTGAATCATATATAAAATATTTGTCGATTACCGGCTCAATAACTCCGACAAGCGCGTGCTGTACAACCCTGTCCCTCAGCGGCAGGGAACTTATAAGGCGTTTCTTCGGCTCATAAATTATGTAATTATGATAATCTGAAACCTTGTAGGTTTTCCAAATCAATTCATTCTGAATAATAATCAGGTTCTCATCGAGAGAACGCCTGAACATTATAACATCCTGTCTATACCGTTTCAACCTTTGAGTCTTTTTCCACGCTGTTAATAAGGCTTCATAACTGTATATTTGCTCAAACATTTTGTTTACCATCTCAGCCGCAGCCGATTTGTCCTCCCTCTTTTAGCTTTCGCAGGGACGCATTCCCTGACTCTCTGTCACTGTTATAAACTGCTCTGAGTTTATAATCTTACTCCTCCCGGAGTCACAGGCGAAACGCGCACCAATGTTCACGTTCACGTTCCACGGGTAGTTGTTCACGTTCACCGCGCGGGAGCCAGCGCACACGCCATTGCTCCAGTTGCCGCCTCGTTAGGATTGCGCCCCAAATTTCTTTATAAGACCGCCCGCAATTTTACCTATTTCAATAAGCTTTTCACTTGCAGTTTTTCTCGATTGAGCTGATAAACATGCGGGCTTTTTATCATTCGAGAATGCCACAAGAGTTTTCAAAAACTCAAGCTCCTGGTCGAATTCATACAACAGCCGAAGCTTTTGTTTCGACTTCTGAATTTCAATCGTGAGCCTGAGCATCTTATATGCTGAATTTTTTATCTGGGACTGTAATGCAAATTTCTCGTGCTTTGGGAACCTGTCCACAATCGCAAAGAAATAAATCATGAAATCATAAACCTTTTGGTACAATATCATATTTTGCATAAAAACAGACCTCCAGATTACAGATTACAGAGAGTCACAGGCGAAACGCGCACCAATGCCCACGTGCACGCCCCACGGGCAGCAGTCCACGTTCACCGCGCGGGAGCCAGCGCACACGCCAAAGCTCCAGTAGCCGCCAGCAATCCATGCCACCACACCATAAGTATTCGGTAAATAAGCCATTCCGAAATCAGTATCAGACGATAACTCGCCGGCGTCCAGGACGTTCTGCCAAGCCCAGGCTGTTGAATCATGCCGATTACTCATATTAGCCAGCCATTCCCAGAGGTTGCCAACGCAATCCCTGACATTATGCAGACTGGTATTATAGCCGAGGATATAGTTAGCATCAGCATCCCCTGCAACCGTAGCCCCTGTTTTAACCCTTGCAGTATTGGACGTCCTTGTCCATCCATGAAGATTATCCGCATCGCGTCCCTGTGGAGAGCCAAGCGCTGCCGCACAAAACTCCTGGTAAGTCAGGAGCCTTTTGCCTGAATTTTTACCGCGCTGAACAAAATCGAACCAGCACAGTCCTTCTGTTCCCGATAAAGGGAGAACATTTATCTTGGATTGAACTTTTCTGTTGAAACCGGTACCCACACCTGCAGAAGCAAGATAAATATCAACCCACAGGCTGCCGGGTATAACCTCAACCATGCCACCAAGCTGATAATTAGCTGGGTCTGCCAGGCCCAGCAGGTAACATTTAGGCATGTGATTTAAATCCCAGCATGAATTTGGAACTATGCCGTCAGAAACATCAGTAGTTGTGATTGAATTCCTTATTTTACCGTAATGGAAACCGCCGATAAGCTTGGGACTTGTAAGCCCTGTCGGAGACGAGGACGAAACAGACAGTTTTAAAACAGGCTCATGCCCGCTTGCAGGAACCCCTGCCCATACATAATAATCAGTCCCAAAAACAAAAGACTCCCCGGTGTCAATATTGCCAACGCCAAGAGTAGTGGAAGCTGATTTATAATACCCTGTACCATTAAGATTAACACGAAAAGCCGGAACAATTATCTGGTTGTTGCTTCCGTTTTTGGTAATCCTTGAAAAGATATTATAAAACGACATCAAAGACCTTGCCTCATAAGCTGCCAGAACACTCGCCCCGGAAGCCGCAATGGCCGCATCAACCGTGTCATGATATGTGGGGTCATTATTTATTGCAGCAGCTATCTCCGCCAGGGTGTCCAGGTTTGCCGGCGCGCCTGTTACAAGAGCCGAGTGTTTTGTCTGCAAATCATCGGTTTCGTACTTCAGAAAATTTACATCTTCATAAAGACGATTGAATTCATTGTTAAAAAATGAGCCACGTGCGAGAGTGCCGGTAGACGGTGTATTCCCGTCTTTGAATTCGGTTATTTTGTTGCCGTTAAACGTATTTGGATTAGCCATTACTCCTCCCTTATCCTGAATTTTATCCCTCCTCCTTTGCAGGAGTTAATTATCTCGTTGATAAAAGCAATTGTATCGCTTGATAATGTGTTTGAAACAACGACTTCAAAAAAACGCGGCTGACATATATCTCCGGACAGATAAAATGTTCCATCAAGGTATTCTTCTCCGTTTAAATAAACAGCGTCCGGATTATTTACTTCTCCGGATAGAAAGTCATCCCCGGATAGATAAACGTTCCCATCTAACCAGAATGCATCTTTAAATTCCGGTTCGTTCATATCCCGGATATAATAAAAATCATCCTCAATGAGGAGCTGACATATCTCATTCAAGTCAGGAATCGAACCGGAGCAATAAAATTTTCTCACGGCCACGAACAAATACTGGATGTATTTATCATCACCCCATCCCTGGCGCTTCTGACGGAGTATCTTGCCTATTAAATCGAGTACTGTTCCTGAGTTACTTTTGATATCAGTCATTAATTTCAATGTGGCAAAAACCCCATCGAGTTCATCCATGAAGTAGGAAAAAAGTTTCCAGACCTTGTAGTTGTTGGAACCGGAATCAATATTGTAAATTGAGTCAGGCAGTTTTTCTATGAGACCAATGTTACTCATACGCTATAACCACTTTATCCAATGTAGTTTTCAGAATCTGCCTTACGCCAGGAGCAATTTTATCCAGAGTTACAGAGCCGGAAGATAGCCCCAGGAAAGCCTGAACATTTTCAAGCCCCTCCACACCCTGTAATAAGCTGCAGAGTTTCCAGCTATATGCCGTTGAAGCAATTTCAAGGTTGTTAATAAACTCAACAGCCGCTGATTTGATGATTGCTTCATATTCAGTATCAAACTCCGAGTTAACTGATAAAACATACCTGATATATCCCTGAATTTCTTCCGGACGCGAAAACCTTATTGTGTGGTTTTTCCCCTGTGAATCCGTAACAGTTCTCGACACGTTACCGAATGTATTAATCCCTGCAGATTTCTGAGTAAATATTGTCTTCGCGATTGTATCGTCATCTCCACCGTAAACTATCAATTCAATTGCTCCTGAAGGGAGACCATTTGCATCTTCATAATTTTCAACATTTTCATAACCGATGGCCTGTGTTACTCCAGAAATATTCAACACTTTCGCACGAATGGCCTCCAGTGCCGAACCGGAAACCAGCTGTGTTGACTCATATCTCTCTTTAAGTTCATAGTCTGACTCAGCAGAACGGCCACCGGTAAAACCTGATGGGTTTGTAACCGATGTGATTCCTGCAACAGGTGTCTTAATTTTGTTTATACTCCCTGCCGCGACATTCCCTGCAGCCCCGGCTACGAGACATTCAGCAGCGATTAAAACTACACCTTCGCTGTCAGTCGTTCCCTGAACAGTTGTTTCAAAAATAACTCCCTGTTCCGTTTCTGCCTGAGTTCCCTTTGACACTGGTGACCAGGGATCTCCTGCAAAACGGAGATAACCCCCTGCAGGCTGTTCATCCTTCCTGTTGACCAGACCCAGCTTCGTAAGCCTGTTTAATGGGACCCCCTCAGCAACATCAATGTCGAAGGAGTAATAAACATCCTCAGCAAGCTGCCATTGATTACTCAATGCCCATGCCATAAGTTTAATCTCTGCCCCGATTGGACTTTCATCTGAGAGGTCTATCGTCTCGCCAAAGAACTCTGCAGACTGTGCCTTCGCCTGCATTTCTGCAAGAAGTGTGTTATATGATTTGCGGATAAATCCCGCTGATGTTACTCCATACCTCATACCTTCCCCGATACCTCCCCATATATAGAATTCACTGAAAATGTAATAGATAAGGCCCTTTCTGAACGGTCTGCAGTTATGTCTATACTGTTCACTGATGAAACCTCAGAATCACTCTTTAGTATGTTTAAAACCCGTGAATATATTACCCTGGTTGATACGGATTTATAGCCGAGGATATCCGGCCACTCTATACCTTTGTCAGTATCAAGAAACCATGAGCCTTTATCGAGGCGGATAGAATTCTTTAACCTCTGAGCAACGCATTCTTTGCCTGTTATCATTGCAACCCGGCCTCCGGTTATAATCCTGTCTCCATTTTCATCAAGTTGAAAGGTTTTCATGATATCTTTACCTTCTGGGCTTTGATAGTTTCAAGCTGTCCCTGAAGAGCAGCTGCAGCGGTTTTAATAGCAGTCAATGCGGCAGCATTTTCAGCAACATCACCAGGAGCAATCGCTGCCAGGGATGCACAGAATGTTGTCATTATTGCAACCAGGGTATTCCCTAAAACAGCAGGTTCTGTAGCATTCAGTATCTCAAACATCCCGTCCCAGGATATCTTTGACCCTTTACCGATAATGTCCGATTCAGTAATCTGCAAAGCTACACCGCCGGACTTATGGCCGATAAGGAGCCCCGAATCACTGAACGCAGCCGGAGCCGTCCATTTCTCATGCGCAAGCCCATGAGATACGCTTGCATTCTCCCGGGAGAAAACGCTCCCATCGTAATCATCGAAGCTGTTATTCAATCCGTTCTCTATGCTGAAAGTGGCGTATGAAATCCACACCAGGTCACCTTTAACATAATCCGGCCTGATATAGTATCCTCCGGAGAAAAGAAACTGAACCGGTATATCTCCTATAACAGCAAACCTGGTTGCTGAGGTGGAACCTTCTGGAGTGTACTCAACAAGAGGCTGGACATCCGCCCGCATCTTCTCTCTGTCAAAAGATTCAATCCGTGCGATACAGCCGATAATTATATCTCTGGACCGTTTATTCCAGAACTGGTTGAAAAGCTTAACTAATCCCCCTGTCATACTTTCATAACCCTGAATTCAGACATGCTGTTATCCCTTGTTGAAAACTTATGCTTTCCGCTTATTACTTTGAATAATCCCTGAGCCTGGTTACCATCCAGCTCAACAAGGCTCCCTGTTCCAAGCTGATACAGAAAAAGCGACCTCACGTTATACCCTTTGGCAGTTTTCCCTGACTTCTGGGTGTCCTCGAATTTTTCAGCAGATAGAAGCCCTGTCTCAGGAGAGAGGTAAAAAGCTGTGCCCACCGATCCCGATTCCTTCAGGAAATATGCCTGGCCATTTTTAAAAAAGAAGTCTGACTTTGTGTCCTGCTCCAGTTTCTTCATGGCAGATGAAAGGGGCATCCCTGTGAAGGACACCCCGCGTGAATAAATCTTTTCAACACCCAGGTCTAATTTACCGGGCGTAATTCCGAACTCAGAGAAAATCTGTGTAATTACGCTTTTAGCATCAATGGAACCTTTCCAGGATTTATTGACCTTGGCATTAAGCCATAGCGATGTTTTATCAGTGATGGTTAGTTTAAGAATACGGTCCTTGCCGTTCTTAACCTCAAACTTGATTATCTCGCCTGCAACGCAAGTCCCGAAATCAGCTTCATACCCGGCATCAATAATGATTTTCGGGAATTCGTTTTTTTTCCGTTCGCATGCTTCAACAGTTTCATCTGATGGATTGTATATCATGACAGTTGTCTGATTTGATGATTTAACAGAAAATTCAGTTTCAAACTCCAGCCTGAAAGGAGGGCCAGAGAGTACCCTCCCGTTAATATTCATTTCACAATATCTTTTAAACAGAGGAGTGCTCATATTATGCATATCCTCATGCTATCAAAATTATCTTTGCTTATGCGTTCTATCGCCGGGATCTCGCTCAGCGCGTCCGACAGGTTCAAAGTAACAATTTTCTTTTTCAATGATAAGCCTGGTACAACCCCCTGCATGGAATTGCCTAAATACACCAGTTTGGACGCATAAAGCGGGGTATCATTTTCATCGAGTATAGTGAAAGTGTAGAAGTCACCCACCGAGTTATAATCAAAGTTAAATGTGTAGTTCACCCCGTCAATCTCAAGAATCCTCTGGACAGGGAGTTCATCATGGGTGAGCTGAATGTATTTAAGCGAAATATCCATCATTACCTCTTAAATATTCTATATGCTACTGAGGATTTCGGAACATCTTTTACGGTTTCAGTTTTAACAGGCGTCTGCCCTTTTTTTGTTATCTTTTTGGCCGCAGTAGGGAGCTTCGAATTCTTCATCATAGCTTCAGCAATTACAATCTTCCTGAGGGAGATATTCACAGATATACCGCTTCCTGTCTCCTGTCTTCTTCCAGCATCCACCTTTGTTATCAGCATGCTCTGCGCTGTAATATCATAGCCGTCTGTGAGTAGCCCTGAAAACACAGGCCCTGAATATGTTACTATCTCACCTTCATCTCTCCAGAGCCTGAGGAGCTCCATCTTTTCCCTGACTTTAAGTGTATCAACTGTAAAGCCAAGGGCAGACTTTGCCGCATTTGCAGCTTTGGCTGTGAGGTCATTCTGGTCGCTTAAAAATGTTGTGATATCAACTGATTCAGGGTCTTTGCTTATGTGGTCGCTGATTACAGTGCCGTCTTCAACTGCATTGTCAGTTATCTGTATTGATCCGCTTTCAGATTCAGATGTCACAGGCCCGAGAATTACTGTTGTCCCTGTAACCTCCGAGAAGATGCAAGGCTTTTCACTTTTCAGTAAATCAGAGATTATTCCCATCAGTCTAACCCGAAACCAAGTTCAGCTGCTACAAGCGGCAGCACGTTTTCCAGGTCTTTCATAACAAGGTTTGTCACAGCTTTGGGGTCAGGTACGCCGCTTATATTAAACACAGGGGCCAGTGTTATGTTTGTGATTTTACGGCCACCCCCAAGAGCATGATTCGGAATTATTGTACCTGCACGGTCAGACCTGAAAAGCTCAGGGCCTTTTTCACCAACGATATATTCATCACCCGCATTAATGTCACCGCCTTTGGCACGGGCCTGTACTTGTTTTTTATCTTCGAGAAAACCTGTTTTAACAAGCAGGTTCATAACCGGGGCCGGGATGAGATTTTTAAGCTTCTCTTTGATGCCAGAGAGGACACTCATTATCCGGTCAGGAATTAATTTGAAAAATGAAACTACTTTATCCGGTATAGATTTGAAGAAATCAAGAACATCAGATATTATGCCGTAAACATAGAGCTTAACAAGCAGAAACTGCAATTTAAGCCGCTGGAAATATTCCCCTATGACAGAATCTCCTCCGGTGAAAAAAACATACAGGTCTTCAAAAATCAGTATCAGGCCGAGAATTGCGGCTCCGACAAGTGCAACAATGCCAATGATTGGGAGGAGGGGCGCAATCAGGCCCCATGCTGCTGCCGCTGCCGTCCACAGAGCCGCCGCAAGCAGTGTACCCACAACAGGTATAATGACAAACAGCGAGGCTTTTAATACCGCCATTGCGGTTTCTGATTTTAACAGCCAGTCCAAAAATTTTATGCCGACGGTCAGAAGAGGTTTCATCCCCTCTTCAAGCACTCCCCCCATAGTCCTTTTTATCGCTGCAAGTTTACTGTCGAAAGTTGACGCAAGTCCCGCGCCGCTTAAAGAGAGTTTATCCATCATTCCTGAATAGGTTCCCCCTTCTTTGCTCATATTGGCGAATGCCTGCCGCAGGTGCTCAAACTTTATCGCCCCGGAAGATGTGAGGCTCCTAATCTGGTCTGAGCCGACCCCCATAACTTTCGCGAGTTCATCCATAATGGGGATGCCCCGCCCCGCAAGCTGGTTGACGTCTTCAAGCTGGATAAGCCCTGACATTTTATTTTTGGAATAAATCTCTGCCAGTTCACCAAAGGCAACTCCTGAGCCTGCGGCAACATCGCCAATCTCAAGCAGTGTTTGTTTAAGCTGGTCAAGCGGGACTTTCGCGTTTATTAGCTGTTTACCTGCCGCAATTGCTTCCGTATCTGAAAATGGTGTCACATCAGAGAATTCTTTAAGCATATTGAGGGTTTCCTTTGCTTTCTCAGGACTCTTAAGCATAACCTCAAACTGAATCTGTGACTGTTCTGCCTGCCTTGCAAGGTCGAGCATTTCGCCACCAATACTCTTAATGGCAGTCCCAATACCAATGGCTGCGAGCCCCCCCATGACTCCTTTGAGTCCTGCTACTTTCTTTTCAGCAACTGCAGCTTTCTCTCCGACTTCTTTTATAACCTTCGCCTGAAGACCATATTTCTTTGCAAAATCATCAATTTCACGATTTTTCCGTGTTATCTCTTGTATCTCTTTTAGCTTCTCCCCGGATATCCCAATGGCTTTCGCATGCTCCATCATCTCCCTGGCCATATCATCAACGCCCTCAGTAAAATCCTCAGAGAATCCTTTCGCTGCACGAAGTTCGCGGTTCCATTCAGCGAGATCGTCCTTTGCCTTTTTGCCGGAAAGGTCGATCTCAATGCCAAGCATTCTTAATGGTTTACCGCTCATTCTCCTCCCTCTGTTTTGCTCTCTCTATGGCTTCATTTTCAAGCTTTGCCCTGTAATTTATTGCAGCATTAAGTTTCATCAAAAACAGAGGCCCCTCGCGGTCATAATCCTCCTTGTCAATTTTAACAAGTCCTTGCGCAATAGGCCTCCAGTAATGCCAGTTCCTTTCAACCTCAAGACTGATTGTCTGAAGGTGTTTTTTTGAATCTTTCTTTCTCTGCGGCTGCTGGAACTGCAATATCCCCGCGCAAAAACCGGCGCAGCAGTTTCTGCCATACCTCCAGTTCCGCAGGTTTTACGTTGTCAATAGTGGGCTTGAAATCGTGCCCATCCGGAATAACGCAGTGCTCAAAGGCTTTGTCAAAAAAATCCACTGTATCAAGGCCCTTTTCCATGTCAAAAGTCTCATTCTGCCATTCCAGGTATGTTCTGTTCCCCGGATGCTGAAGTTTATACTTCCTGCCATCGATAAACTGGATGTTTATAATTTTTCCATCCTGCTCTGATGATAGGATTACTGGATTTTTCTTCATACCTCTCTCCTCGAATTATGTTTTTTTACTCAGGCAATGCCTGGCCTGAGTAGTTCGGTACAAGTATCTTCCACTCTCGCTTTGGAGCTTCAGCGCCGAAAGTTACACCAGGCTTTTCAGATACCCTGGAGCCTGTTCCTCCCCCTATATACTTACCCGCAGAATTATTTTTTATCATAACTGCAAAGCCCGTAGGGAGTTTTCTCAGAGCATCCAGCATTTTATTACTTGGAGATTCCTCTTTAAGAGTGAAGGTGACGGTATGTCTGTCATCATTGACCTTTGCCATACTTACATCGCCATCAACACCAACAACGCTTTTAATGTCCTCTTTGGTCACGGGCTCGATTTTAATCTTATCTCCATCCGCAAAACCTGTAATGGCAAGCCCGTTAACTATAAGCTGTACTTTTTTCGGATCGTATAATTCACCACTCATATTTTACTCCTTAAACTTCAATAGTCCCGTTAACAGTCATCTTGTGAACTGCACCAGCTACAGTAAAAGAGAACTCAATCCCCGGGATTGTCCTTGCGGCCCTGTTTACTGCCGAAATATCAGCCCTTTCAGGAACTGTAACTGTGTACATGTATTCACCTTCATCAGATAATTCAGCATCATCTTCTGTGGTAACCTTTGCAATTATGCCGTTCTTTCCGCAGTCCTTGAAGACTTCTCTCATTGTGAATTCAATCATCGCGAATCCGCTGTTATCGAAGGGGACCTTGTCATTCTTCACCTGCAGGTTGAAAAGGGCTTCGCCCAGCCTGGCCTTGACGTAGTCCCTGGCCATCATGTTATCTATATATTCCCCGCCGGTTGTAATCCCTTCGTTGGAATAAATAATCCCTGACCTTTTTGTGAATGTCTGGCCTTTCCCGCTTCTTATCTGGTTAAGTTCAGTTGTACTGAAACCCGCAGCGGAAACTCCCGTAGGTGCCTTCCATTTCCATGTAATGGAGCCGATATTTTTAGGGAGACACATCCCCACCCATGCCGCTTCCGGATATTCCGTTGCCTTGTCATGAATAAGGTATGCCTCCCTGTTATTGTTCCTGTCTGTAAGGGCTGCAATTGACGCGCTGCATCCGAAAAATATCTTTTCATTAGCCAGGGCAAAATCACCCGCAAGTGCAAGACTCGCCGCGTCTCTCTCTGTGATGAGAAGCGCATACCAGTCATTATGGCTGGCAATAAGTGTTGCCAGGGCATCGCTTATGGTTGTTCCGGGGTCTCTGCAATAAACAGCAATGGTTTCCGGACAGGGAGACTGCGAGAACATCTGCGCTGCCATTTTATACTCAGGGTCTGAGGTCTCAAATCCCGCACCTATCATCTCTGTCAAAGACCCATATTCCCCATAAACACCCTGGAGGGCGTCCCCGTCAATTTTTGACCCCAGAATAAGGGGGAGGCCGAACCCCTTGACGCTGAGCGCCTTTGTGAGCATGGTTATATTTATTACAATGTCATTTAAATCCGCCACGGTTAATCCTCCGTTATATTTCAGTAATGTCGGCAAAGGTTGCAGCGAGATCCACTGCGTCCACAGCCTCTATTTTACTTTTTCTGTCCCTTACCTTGAAATCAAAACCAAACTTATGTTCATACTCAGTCTCAAGGTAAACAGTCCTGTCCTGAACAGGGCTTTGCACTGATACTCCAATCCCTATCCCGTCAGCCGCTTCAATTCCCGGGAGAGAATCTATCCAGTCATGGGCCTCCTCAGCGAATGCCCATAAAGCCGGATAATCTTTCTCTCCGCCGATGAAGCTTAAAGAAACAATCAGGTCAGACTCCCTGGTCGAAGTCTTTTGTAATACTGTATCATTGCCTGTAACAGGCTCATATTCATCAATAATGCATTGTGCCGGTTCAGGTTCGCTCGATAATATTTTGTAAGACATAAAAGGGTAGTCCGGCCTGTCTAAAGTCTGCTCGCTCCGGACAAACCTGATGTTCAAGTGAACAGAAAGGGCTTTGATAAAAGCCTTTATCTTCTCAAGCCTGGTCATATATCCTCTTACCCATATATGATACAAAGCCCCCTTCTGGCCTTATCCCGAAATCACCAATGCGGTATTTAATCCCCGCATATTCAATGACATCACCGCTTTTGTACTTAAGCGGGCCTAAAGCATAAAACTTCATGTCTCCTGCTGAATATTTCCCTTCAGGCAGGCGTTTCTCCTGGGTGAGTGTCACTGGCCGAGGAACCATCTTCTCATCAACCGGTGATTGAAACGAATCATCGGTTTTCTCTCCATCCACAAGCCCTCCTTTAATAAGGACGTGAACCCTGACAGTCCTGTATTCCCCGGCAAAAGCTCTCATCCCTCAACCTTCAACCGTGTAATTGATTGATTTAAGCAAGTCCCCGGAATCTATGAGAGTTTTTCCTCCCCCTTTGAGGCTGCTTGTAAGCTCCGAGTTTGGATGGCCAAGGTTTGACGCAATATTGTTTTTAATACTTGCTGTAACTGACTGTCCTATGGCATTGCAGAGATCCTCAGCTCTTCCGCCACCTCCAAGTATCCTTTCAAGCGCGGCTCTGGCCACGTTATACGCCTTTTCCTGCGTTTCACGCTTGTCAAGTGCAGTGCGGATAAATGCCCGCTCAGGTATCTTTACAGACCTTTTAAGTATAAACATCCTCTCGGCAGCCAGACCGCTACCCCGTACCAGAAAGGCATAGCCTTTATGTTTGCCAGGTACAAAATTAAGGCCAGAAAAATCGCCGGGAGCTTTCCCTTTTGCTTCAGGGTGTACCGGTATTGAAATATACTGTCCCTTTTTGGGCTTTATGGTTGCTCCGAACTCATTGGCTGCCGCGTACTTTGCAAGAAGCGAATTTTCATCAGCAACAACCCCCACAATAATCTTTTTTGTTGCGAGTTTCCCGATCTCTTTCTCTATGTCCGAAAATTCGGTAAATGTGACTTTTGATGTCATGAACACCCCCGCGAAAAATGCGAAAATAAGCAGTGTAACGCATAGTATAATTGCAAAACCAGATAATCTCTTCATGCGATAAACCCCCTTCTCCCGGTGATATTTCGCAGTTCCCTTATATAAAGATTCAGCCAGCCCCCATCTTTGCTGTTTGCGTAGCTCTCGCTCACATCAGCTACCGCTTTTGAAGCAAGCGCACCCTTAACCTCGCCTGTACTTTCAAGAATCCCTGCAGCATAATACTCCTGCAGGTCTGCGAATGCTTCGTGAGACGCGTCTACGCCGTCAGCCTTGACTTTCCGCGCTGCGGAAATAAGAACTTTCTGGAGTCGGGCATCTGATAACTCAGGTACCCCTCCCAGAAGTTCACGAAGAGAGGCTGCTGTTGACTCAGCCATGTTAGATCCCTTTGCCTATATAAATCCCTTTCGGGTGACGGATAATACAGCCCGCTGTGCGCTCTTCAACCGCCTGCTCGGATGTGCCAACTATGTCATATACCGGCTCACCCAGGGTAATATCTTCAATTATTGCCAGTTCAATGACTTCAGGGCTGTTATCCAGAACAGCGAAAGCGTTAACCGAACCGGGAAGCCCGTTGTATGTGCTGGACATATGCCCTGTGACAATAATCTTCTCGAAAAAAGCCCCTTCACTCTGGAGCCATTTAAGAACAGTCATTGGAGACTGGTCAGAGTATGGCTGGAGGAGTTTGTTGTAATGGGCCGAATCGAGAACAAGCACACGCGCCTTGAAGATATTCCCGCTTTCAACCGTGGTTTTAGCCGTGAGGAGGTCTTTTAATATCTCCTTCGGGGTTTTGTTTGCCCAGAGCCTTTTTGCCGCGTCATCCGCGCCCGTAGCCCCCACTGCCACGTTTTCAACGGTAATCCCTGTCATATTGAGGATACCCTTGATGCCGTGCTTCGCGTCACCGGTGAAAACAAGCCTGTTTTCAGTTTCTGCGATGAACCTTCTTGCAGCCGCAACCCTCACTGTATCAAGGCTCACAGAAGAGCCTTTCCCCAAGGCTGATTTAGCCTGCACTGCAAGCCTTTCAGCCTTGGTGTACCTGATGCCGGTAATGATAGAATAAACCTTCATGGTCTCGCGTCCGCCTTTTTCCCCCACAAAAGGCACGTCCTTTGCGGATGCTCCGGCGGCAAGTATTTTGGCCGAACCCGCCATGTCGTACCAGTCATAACCAATCTCCTGGGCATAAATGGGGAAGCTGTTGTTCACATGAAGAAACTGTCTCGCTACCAGCTCCTCTTTTTTTACTTCATAGAGGACGTTCTCTATGGCGAGCAGATCCTCTTTTCTTATAATTGCATCCTGTCTTGTTGACATATAGTTATCACCTTATCCCTTTAATTAAGCGTCTGCTGTGAGTTTAAGAGGGCCGCTTATCCAGAGCGGTACAAAGCCCGCGCCTGTTGTTGTTCCCCGCCATTCTGCGTTACTTACAACAGCGGTCTGCCCCGCGTCTGCCGTAGTTCTGAAAGCTCCCTGAACTTCGTCTGCACCCGCTGTGTGCCTTATACGTACAGGGTCTCCCGGACCAACGGCTTCCTCGACATAAACCACAACAATACCTTTCCGCACAACGCCAACCACGTCGCCTATGGCGTAAGCTTCATCATCAAGGCTTGATGCCTCAAAAGATTTGGCAGCAACGCCTAAAAATTCATCGCTTGCTGACGAAATAAGCTTAACGCCTGCGTCATCTGTACCGCGTGCAACTCCAAGGCCAAAAGAGATAATGCCTTCAGCTGCAAAACTCTGCACATATTCATCCGGAAGATGTTCCGCTATCTCCCCGGCAGCCCTTATCCCTTCGTTATATAATCCGCCTTCTGGAATGGTCATTTTATCTCCTCCATTACGTTTAGCCTTCCGGCCTTTTTCTTCTCAATAGCCGCTTCATCAATACGGCCCTCGGGTGCAGTGTCCCCTGTTATGTTAGCCTTTTCCTTCGCAAGCGACATTGCCGCGTCAAATCTCGCGTCGATGTACAGAACATCGAGCTCATCAGTCTTGACAGCCTTGTCATAAGGCAAAACCCTGCCGATAACAGCGAGCTTAATCTCCCTGTCAGAAAGCCCGTCGTGTTTAAAGTCAGGTACAACGGACTTTGCAGCGTCAATGAGCCCCATCCTTTTTTTAACGGCCTCATCAATCCTTGATTCTTCGTCAGCCTTCACCTGGGCATCCTTATGTTTTTTATTCACTGCCTCAAGAGCGTCTATTTTCGCCTGCTGTTCCTTCACCAGTTTTTTCAGCCCCTCAAGCTCCTTGTCTGAATCGCCTTTAGGCTCATTCGCGGATGCTCCGGGTTCGCTGTCTGCGCCTTTATCCGGTTTCTCACCATCAGCTCCGGCCTTGTCTGCCGTCTCGTCGGTTGTAATCCCCAGGAGCGCCAGAAACTTCTTAATCCCTTCAATGATTTTGGAATCCATCTTTGAATCTCTCCTTGTTGTTTTATTGTCATCTATCTGAACTGCATACTTGCCATCAGCCGAATCAAGATACGCCCGCACCGATTCACCGGCCCGGCCTTTCTCTACATGCGCCACATGGTTGATTATAATATCTGTCTGCTTCGCGTCATATCTCTGGCCTTCAAATTCACCCGGCGTATAGTCAACCACAGTCCTGAATCCGATACTTGTCTCAACCTTGTTCCCGCACTCAAGGTCAGCAATTAAAGCGGCGTCAAAAATTGTTTCCATGGCTTCCATCAGGCCGTCTCTGACGATAATGGTGTCTCCAAGCGCCCCCTTGACATATTTCTGCCAGTTGGTTGTATTAACCATTCCCTTGTTATCCGCATACGGAGGGTGCCCGTCTGTTACGGGTACTCCTTTGGCAGACCTGATTGTTATCTCCGAAAATATATCCTCAGGGAGCTTCGCCTCCATGCGGATTTCACCCGTTGGTGTGAGATAGGGGAAAACCCCGGCGCGGGCAATAGAGACCCTTGTTCGGAGAAACCCGTCCCCGCGCTCAAGTATCTCTATTGTCCCGCGGTCATATCTGAATTCGGTATCAAATTGTTTTTTCGTCATATCAGAGGGAAGATAAAACAGCGGGGACATTCGTTGCAAGTGGTGGATGAGAGAGATTGAACAGGAATGATTTGAATTGATAAAAAAAGACTGCGACTGGAAAATAAAAAAAGCGGGATTCGTCCCGCTTCATAGATAATCAGTTTTTTAGAGGAAAGTAAATATTAATCCTGCTTTCTTACTCTTCAAAATCAAATTCTATTTCAAAGTCCTTTTTCTCTTTTAGCCGCTGTATCGAACTTTGCAGTTTCTGGAAATCCTCTAAAATCCGTATATCGTTGAATTCATCGCCGTCAGAAGCCTGGAGAAGATTGTCTGCCGCAAACTCCACTGTTTTCCCTGAATCCTTTTTGCGAATACGGATTATTGCCAGTTCGTTGAGGCTGTATCTGTTAAGATGTTTTGTCATTCAATACATCCGCCGCGACTGGCCTTTATCGATTCACCACGGATTTCCCGGTAAACTTTTGTGGCAAGTTCACGGGAATCACCCAGTTTCATGTACTCCTGGATTGCCTCTTCCTCGGTGATTGTGTTATCAACAATTCTGTCCCAGAGATCATCGTATTTTTGTTTTAATTCTTCATCGTTCATTTAAACAGTCCCGCTTTTATAAATAAGGCATCAAAGAAAACATATATCTTTTTAATGTCGCTGTCAAGCCAATATCCTGATTTTGACTTAGCTTTCTTGCCGGTTAATGAGTCTTTTAACTGTGCGTTCAACCCTTTATAATCAATAATATACTGTTCAAAAGCCCGCGCTAAAAGCTCTTCATCTCTCTGTAAATACTTAAGACGGTTTCGCTTCTCTTTTGTTAAAGATTTTTTGGCCAGTTCATTTGTGATGTTCTTATATGCTGAACTTCCCTTTATTACTTCAAGCAGTGAAGCTTTAGCAGCGGAATCTTTAAGCACTTTCATGTCAAGCCAGTGCATGAATTCATGCATAAATGTCGCTTCCGGGCAAACGGCATCAGGATTAAGGAGTATGGCCGTACTCTTTGGAGAGAATAATCCGTCCACGCCAGCCGAGGGGCTCCCGGGCGGGATCTCCGTAACCGTAACCACCTTTTTTATAATCTTAGGATCTATCCCAAGGACTTTTTCAATCTCATCAATGGCAGTTTCCACCTGCGATTTTAAAACCGGATTAGCGACATCAATAACCAACCTCTGACGTATCCCTTCCTTTTCACTCCATTTGGCTGGTTCTGTACCCGGACGTATATTTTCAAAGTAATTATCATCAAGAGGCCCTTTGTATTCCCTCTCCGCAGCTTCAGGGCCCATAGCAGGCTCAGCGTAACATCGACAGTTGAAATCCATCCCTGCATGGCACTCTCTGCCATCTATAATCGGGGCTTTGTTCCAGTCGTGATAAGTCCCCTCAAGAGCAATATGCGTGTCCCTTGTCCGGGAATCACCCACACACCGCCAGATATACCCCGGAATCCCGGCTTCTTTCTGTCGCAGCCTTGTTGTCTCCCCGAAAAACTTTGAAGCCTGGTCGCGTGCCCAGAACTTCGCTTTCGATTCATGCACTCCTGTAATCTTCATCAGATCATCAGCAATGGCTTTATGCCCCTTGCCTGAAAGTACTCCGTTTTTTACGGCTGTGCTCATTGAATCAAAATAGTCTCTGAACGCCTTATCTATAAGGCCGACATTTTTAGAAACCACATCATCAAGAAGTCCTTCATTAAGATTATTCCGCAGGGTTACTTTCTGCATCCATAGCTCACCGCTCAGCTGTTTGCCGTTTTTATCTTTTGGCGTCACTCTTTTCGTAACAGTTGAAGGCTGAGGGGTGTTGTATCTTGCATAAATTTTCCCCAGGGCCTCATTGGTCTTGTCCCGGCTCCATGCGTCAATAAGCGCAAAGTTTTTCCTAATCTGCCCCTCTAAGGTCTTTGTGTTTATTTTATCACCATACTTCCGGCGCAGGTCGCTCATAAATATCTGCATCTGCGTAACAGAATCAGCCCTCACGGCATCATCACTGTCAGCTTTAATCTCAATTTTAAGCTGTTTTAGAATCTCCGCGCGGAAGGGAACTGCCAGTTTTCTGAACTCGCTTAAAAAGAATTTCTGGTACTGTTTTTCAAGGGCTATAGGGTACATTTAGCAGTCCCCCCGCTTTTTTATGTCACATACTCCGGGAGTCTCTTTGCATCCCTTCTCAAACGCTTGCAAAGGGCTTCCAAATGCTTCCAAACATGAAAAAAGGGTATATGTATATGGCGACATAATCACCCCCCGAAAACCCCCTTTTTTTGCGTCTCTTCCCCGGGGGTGTTTTTCGCCTCTTCACCGGCTGTTTTTTCACCATCAGGCATAGGCTTTGTTGTGAAATCAAGGGGCTGTCCCTCCCACTGGTCAAACTCTTCAAGCTCCGAAAACCTTAACTGTTTAACTTCAGAAGGAGAGAGCACACCTTTATCAATATATATCCCGTCACGCTGTGACTCTTTAAGCTCCCGTTCAGCTTTTTCTTTCGGGTCTTCCACCCAGAGAGGGTTAAAATCAAACTCCCAGTCAAGCGAAGACAAGTCTCCGCCAAGTGCTTCAAAAATTTCACCCTTGCGTTCGCGTAAAACAAGTTCAATAATCCAGTAAATCAGGTGCCTCACCTCAGTCTCCTGAAACTTTGCAACCCCTTCGTAATATCCGCGCAGGTCATATTGTCCCGACGTTATCGTCCCCTGGCTTTGGCCCATAAGCCGCGACTTAGGCATGTGTGAAACCCCGGCAAGGTTCTCCATTATAAAATCAAACATCTCCTTCAAAAATCCTTTCCCCGCCTCAGACCCTGTGATCCTCATCAACTCCTCATCCTCTGCAATACCCATGCAGCTCTGTGTCGAGATCACAGCTTTCATATTAGCCAGGGTCTCTGCCAGTTTATCCGGGCTCATCGTCTTCATCCCCGGAGATTTAAAGACCCACACAGCCATTTCATAAACAAGGCTCGACACAGACCAGAGAGCAGTATCCTGCGCAATAATCGGGTCGAGGATAGTTGCCACAACAGATACACCTTTTCTTTCCTCTGGAAGATAATTTCTCACCATGTGCCATATCCGCGATTCATGCACTTCGGTGCCGGCAATGTAGTATTTGCGCTTATGATAATATTTGGAGAGCGGATTTGTGGACTTGCCGATTACAGAAACGTAATCAGGCCCGAATACATTAATAAAATCAATGCGGTCAATCTCCGGCATGGGGAGCGCAAGCTCGCTAAAAACCTGCGGCTTGTCAGCAATAACACCGCAGTACATAAAACCCCCCTCCTGGTACATCCTTGAAAACCTTATTATATCCCTGACTTTCTCGCGCACCTTCAGCTCATCAAGGCGGTTTGCGATCATTCTCGATATATTAAGCCCTTCGGTTCCTGTCTCCGGATTATCATTGTCCCGGTTTGTCTTAATCGTTATCCATTCCCTCACCGCGTCATCGGCAGGGCCGTCAACTATGTTCTCAATGAAGCCATTGCTCAGGTAAAAGTTCCTTATAGATTGCGGGGTATAAGCCCGCACATTCGGGGTGAGCCTCTCAAGCTTATCGCGGGAGGTGCCTCTCCCGGTTGAAAATCCCTGCATTGAATCATATCTGCTTTCAAGGGGGGTAGTCTGTTGTTTTGCCATTTAAAATCTCCTGAAAAAATTGGCCAGTCCGCTGTAACGGTTAGAAAGAGGGGTCTGCCCTATGCCAAGCTGCTGGATGAGCCCCGCAAGGGAATCCGCCGCGTCCTTGTCTTTTGAAAGCTCCGTGTAGCTGAGGAGCTGCTTCATATATTCCGGGGTGACGTTCTTTGAAAAATAGATGTTCCCCCAGTTCTGCTTCGCGTAGTTGATAATCCTGAAGTGTTTGTCTTTTACACTGTCAACGAGGCCTATGTTCATGCTGCGCTTTTCAAGTTCATACTTTAAAATCCGCTGTGCCTGGTTAGATTCAATCCATAACTTGCGGAGTTTCTCCTGTTTATATATCCGCTCAATCATGTCATAAGACTTATCTATCTGGCTGCGCCATACATAGCCCCCTGTTATGTGCGCCTTTGAGTCCTTTGCGTTGTCCGGGTCTGTGAGCCCGCCTGTTGTAAGGGCACAGTAGTCATTCCCCCCGAATGCCGGGTCAAGATACCCGATTACAGGGAGCCCCTCAGGGGCTTCCCGGAATATCGGGTCGCTGAAAATCCTGTCAATAAGGTCAACCGGTGTCTGCTGATACAGCGCCTGGAATATCTTTTCACCCACAGACTCCCGGATGTCCTGAATCTCTGAAAGCGGGTAAGCCTCGGGCCAGAGAGATACGCCGTCAGCCGATAGTATCGGCAGCGAGAGCATTTCCCATTTTCCGCCGTCGCAGACAAGCCCCTCCTGCAAAATAAGCCTCCCTGCAAGATCATTGGATGCCCAGCGGGTCATTATAACCACAATCGCCGCGCCGGGGTAAAGCCGGCTCCTAATGTCCGCCCTGTACCTGTTCCATATCTTTTCCTGTATAATGTCCGAAGTCGCCTGCTCAAAGTCCTTTACCGGGTCATCAATAAGCATAAGGTTAGCGCCATAGCCTGTAACTCCCCCTTTAATACCGGCGGCTAAAACCTTCCCCCCTGCGGCAGTGTACCATTCCCCGGCAGCCTGTTTGTTCTCGTTCATCTCAAAGTCAGGGAAAACCTGTCTAAAAAGTTCATACCGGCAGGTGTCTCTGACCCATCGGGTATATTCCTCGGCTTTTGAATCATTATAGCTGGCTAAAATAACCTCGCGTTTTGGATTGCGCCCCATAAACCATGACAAAAAAATCTGGGAAGTCAGGTATGACTTCCCGAATCGGGGAGGTATTGATATGATAAGCCGCTTGATTTCGCCGCGCTCAACTGCTTCGAGCTTTTCGGCGATAAGCCGGATGTGGTGGGGCGTTACAAAGTTTGGGTCAATATATCTTGCAAAGGCAAGAAGATCATCGCGACCGTAGTTCTTGCCGTAAAGTTTTCTGTCCTCAGGCTTTATGGTGGAAAACTTTTTTAAGCTCTCCTCGAGTATAACGTCAAGGATTTCCCTTTTGTCAATATCAGGCATCGGCTTCACCAATCATTTTTCGTGCCCCCTCCTCGGGGTTCTGGTGCAGTATCCTTATCCGTATTTCTTTCTCTATCTCCGGCCAGTGTTTATGTATAACTTTTCTTACCTCGGGCACCTCTGCAAAGATTTCAAGCATCATCTGAATAATCGCCACGACACTCATGTCCTGCTGTGTCTTCTGATCAAGTTTCAGCATAAAATCGGCAAGAGATTTAAACGCATAGCTGCCGCCGTCCATAGAGCTGATTTTCGGAGCGGCATCCCCCACCAGCTGGTCAAAAATCTTTTCTGTAAGGGTTTCGGCCTTGTCGCGGATTGCCACAATGCGGTTTTTTTCAGCCGCTTCAACTGTCTGCATCGCCACAGCCCTGGTCTCGGTACGGTAATCAATCCAGGTGCCGCCATGGCTGTCCTTCTTTTCTGCCCAATTTTTAATAGTGTTTGGCGTAATTTTAATCTTAAAGTCTTTGGAAAGAAGCCTGGCTGTCTCTTCATAGGTGACCCCCTGGATAAAGAGGGCATAGGCCCTTATCTTTACAGAATCCGAGTATGCCATTATTTAAAACCTCTCCAGAAGCTTAACACGAACTGCATGATAGAAAATGCTGCGGAGGCAAGGGCTGTATATATAGCAAGTTTAAGAGCCAGGAGTTTTTTATCCATCTTGTCATTGAGATTGTCCTGCAGGGCCTTGATGTCATCTGAGCCTTTCTGTTCAATTCTCTTTAATTCAATTTCTGACCTGCCGTTAGACCTATCAATGTCTTTTGAAAGGTTCTTGTAAGATTCCTCCAGGCGGATAATCCTTTCAGCGTTTTTACTCGCATCCATCCTGAGGCACCGGATTTCATCCTCAATGACATCTACTTTCTTTTCAACACTGTCAAATCTTGCGTCAAGCCCTCCGAGCTTTACGAGCACCTGGTCTATTTTATCAATAACTTCGCTCATCAATTCCCCGCTTACAATTTAATGTATTTGCAGATTATTGAGTAAAGTTGATTCAGGCAAGAGGCGGATGAATGAGTTTGAATATGGATGGAAAGGTTTGAATTAAAAAAATTTATTCGAGATAATTACAGGCGGGGGTGTATGCCTCTTTTATAAAACCTCTGAGGTCAGAAACCCGGTACAGTATTTTCCCTTTGGAATATTTGTAATAGGGGATCTTCCCGTCA